AATTTTATAGAAGCAACAGTCAATCGGTCACCGGAGAAGGTGATGCTCAACGAGTATTTGCCACAGTATTAAATGCTATTAGTAAATTTATTAAAAAGAAAAAACCCAATACTCTATTTTTCTCCGCAGTAAAAGAAGAAGATCCCACTGGCAGCAGAACAAAACTATATGATAGATTAGTTCAAAGATATGCTACACAGTTAGGCTACAACTTAAAAAAAATAGATTATCCTGAACAAACAGGATATAAGCTAACACGCAATGAACAAAAAGTAAAAGAAGATTCAGAAAACTTCAATGGCATAGATATCTCTATGGAAATACAAAAAGATGATGAGTATGTGGACGATGACGACTACGATAACCAAGTACTATATGTCGTTGCCAGTAACGATGGTCGTGAGTTGGGTCATGTGTTATTTGCATTTGATGGTGAATATCTACTACCACAAGACCTAGAAGTTGAAGAACGCTATCAAGGTCAAGGCATTGCTAAAACAATGTATGACTACGTAAAGAGCAAAGGTTATAAGATACGTCGTAGTGGTCAACAGACTGATGCTGGTGCCGGCTTTTGGGACAAACACAAGCCTGGTAAAAATGTATGGGAACAGAGTGTAGCGGAAAACTTTGCTGATGGCAAAAATCCTGGACGCAAGGGTCTAGCCAAACGCATGGGTGTAAATACCAAAGCGTCAGTCAGTAGTTTAAGAAATACTGCTAAACACAGCACAGGTGAAAAAGCACGTATGGCGCACTGGTTGGCCAACATGAAGGCAGGACGAGCAAAGGCCAATAAAAAATGAGAGCACGTGAATTTATTGCCGAAGTATTTCAACCTGGTAAAACAAACTGGGAGTGGGCACGTCGCAGCGATGATGAAGCCTCTGCGTTTTTTAAGGTAGGCAACAGAGAATATCTTTGGCAAGCCTTTACAGGTAGCGATCCCAAAAAGTGGGAAATACAATTTCGCTTATTAAGAGATCATGAAAACGATCCTGCTGACTTGGATTTGTTTGGAAAGACTGGTACAGGTAATTCTGCACAAGTGTTATCAACCGCAGTAGATATTATCCGTGCATTCTTAAAAGAATACGGCATCGACAAAGTAGAAGAAATCACATTCAATGCCAAAGAAGATAGTCGTATTGAATTATATGCCAAGATGATTAAGCGTTTGTTGCCCAATTGGGAGTTGTACAGCAAAAAAGATCCAGTTGATGGCATGGTGTTTCATCTCACTGACCGTAGAGCATACGACAAGATTGGCGAAGACCAACAACCGCAACAATTGTTCACTGCTGCCGAAGTTTGGAAATATGTTAAACGTATACACCCCAGTGACCAGCAAGGCGGTGGTTTCTTAAAAAGCCTAGTGGTGGCTCACCCTCACTGGGAACTTCGCACAGTTCCGCTAACTCAGTTGCATATACCTGATCCCGCAAGTGAAGACGAACCAGAAGATCCGTACGATCGTGTACTAGACATTGACAGATCGCATGTTAATGCAATTCCCACACATGATATTAAAAATAAACCCATTGTGGTAGATGCCGATGGATATATCATTGATGGTAATCATCGAGCACTGGCAGCCAGCATGCGCGGTATGACTGCAATACCAGCTTATGTACCAGCCGCCGAAAAATCGCTAGATGAAACTGTGCCCGACATCAACTATGGCATTGGTGCTGACCCTGGTAAACTGGTTGCGGTTGGCAAGAACGGCCAAGTACCACATGCAACATTACATGTCAACACCAGTCCAGCTCGAGCTAAAAAATTAGGACTGCCGCACTAGAGAGTAAGTAATATTATGAACCTAATACTAACTGAAGCAGCTGGTGAAAAAATTAATGATTTGCTAGCTGAAGAAAATGATCCAGCATTGAAATTGCGTACTTTTGTGCAAGGTGGTGGTTGCAGTGGTTTCAGTTATGGATTTACTTTTGATAGCGATGTCAACGAAGACGATTACGTGATTGAGCAACACGGTTGCACCATATTAGTAGATGCCATGAGTATGCAATACCTACAAGGCGCCACAGTGGACTATGTGGAGGAAATCATGGGTTCTAGATTTGTCATCAACAATCCCAATGCTCAAACCACATGCGGTTGCGGATCCAGTTTCAGCGTTTAATTTCCAGCCCGTCTCAGGGTCAATAAATATTATTATCAATCAAGGGCAGCAATGGCCATTTACAATCAACCATATACTCAAGAATTTGCCAGACGAGAATTCATAGAAAGCGGTGAAGACTGGCTCATGCGTAAGCTGGCAGGACAGTTGGGCACGGTCCTAGATGTTGGCAGCAACATTGGCGAATGGACACGTATGACACGTGAATTCAATCCCGACGCTGAAATACACACATTCGAAATTGTGCCCGACACCTATAGAAAACTGTTGGCCAATATTCCCATTGACAACAAAATTGTACCCAATGGTTTTGGTTTATCGGATCAGCAGGGCACCATAGATATCAAGTATTGCACCACGTTCGATGCAGTTAGCACATACCTAACTGAACTGGCAGTTGAAAATTTTGAGTGGCGTACCGGACTGACCATGACCGGTGACCAATATGCACACAGTCGTAGACTGGATCGCATTGACTTTCTTAAACTGGATGTTGAGGGAGCCGAAGGCCTAGTGATTGACGGGTTTGCAGAAACCATAGCATCCAACCGTGTGGGCATTATCCAATTTGAATACGGCTTTGCCAATGTGCTCAGTAGATTTTTACTGGTGGATGCTTATCGCAAACTGACACCATACGGATATCAATTGGGCTTGTTGGGCCCCAACGGTGTTGAATTTAGAGATTACATGCTCACACACGAAACTTTTGTGGGCCCCAATTATATAGCAGTACATCCCAGTCACATGTACCTGTTTCAATGAACACGCCTTAGGACCGGTACTCGTTACCGTGGTGTGGGGCGGCTGCTGCCCGGGACGGCCCGATTCGCTACCGGGAATCCCAAAGTGAGCATTTTATCACAAAACGGCAAAAATTACACTTGCTATCACAATCTTATTCGCGTATACTAGTATTTTTACTGGAGACTTTTCTATGACTGCAAAAATGTTTAGCGGCGAGCAACGTGCAAAATTAACTCAAATTGTCAATGAAGGCATGCGTACCATGCTAGAAATTGAAGATCTTAATGCTGGCTTGAATGACACCATCAAGGCTGTGGCAGAAGAACTAGAAATCAAGCCCGCTATTCTCAAGAAAGCCATTAGAATTGCACACAAAGCCAGCTTGGGCGAAACCAATCGTGATCACGAAGATCTCAACACTATTTTGGAAACTGTGGGCAAGACTCTCTAATGAGTTATGTAGACGCTCTTTTTGACAAGGCCAAAGATCGTATTCACATTGTGGAGCGAGTTGATGGTCAAAGGGTATATCGAGAATACCCAGCTAACTATGTGTTCTATTACGATGATCCACGTGGCAAGTTCCGTACCATCTACGGAACCACTGTAGGCAGATTCAGCACACGCAACGGCAAAGAGTTTCAAAAAGAACTTAGAAACCATGGCGATCGCAGACTCTGGGAAAGCGACATCAATCCGGTATTCCGTTGCCTGGAAGAAAATTATCTAGGCGCCAATTCACCGCGACTGCAAACGGCATTTTTCGACATTGAAGTTGACTTTGATCCGGTGCGTGGATACAGCAAGCCCGAAGATCCCTTCAATGCCATCACTGCCATTACAGTATATCTAGACTGGTTGGACAAGTTGGTCACACTAGTGGTTCCGCCACGCAGTTATTCTTGGGAGACTGCACAGGAAATTGCCGATAGATACGACAACTGTTTCCTGTTTGATCGCGAAGAAGATCTACTGGACACGTTTTTGAACCTGATCGATGACGCCGATATCCTTAGTGGTTGGAACAGTGAAGGCTTCGATATTCCTTACACAGTCATGCGTATCACCAAAGTATTGAGCCGTGATGATACACGTAGATTGTGTTTGTGGAACCAACTGCCCAAACAACGCACATTTGAACGCTTTGGTGCTGAAAACATCACGTTCGACTTGTTGGGTCGTGTGCACCTAGACTACATGCAACTGTATCGCAAATACACCTATGAAGAACGTCATAGTTACAGTTTGGATGCCATTGCCGAATACGAATTAGGCGAGCGCAAGACTCAATATGAAGGTACTCTAGATCAACTGTACAACAAGGACTTTCCTACATTTATTGACTATAACCGACAAGACACCATGCTGTTGGCCAAATTTGACAAGAAGTTACGCTTCTTGGATCTAGCCAACGAATTGGCGCACGACAATACTGTGCTATTGCCCACCACAATGGGCGCTGTGGCTGTTACCGAACAGGCCATCATTAACGAAGCACATCAACAAGGTTTAATTGTTCAAAACAGGAGTAGAAAAGATGACCGTGAAGACTCGCAAGCAGCAGGTGCCTATGTTGCTTATCCCAAAAAAGGCATCCACGAATACATCGGAGCCATTGACATCAACTCGCTCTATCCCTCGGCTATTCGCGCCCTTAACATGGCCTGTGAAACCATCGTTGGCCAATTGCGACCCACACTGACTGATCACTACCTGGCCGCTCGCATGGCTGATCAAGTGGTAAACGGCAAGACTGTGAAAGGCAGTTCGTTTACTGATGCATGGGAAGATACATTTGGCAGCTTGGAGTATACCGCAGTCATGAATGGCGAAATCGGTACCGAGATTACCATAGACTGGGAGGATGGCAGCAGTAATGTGGTCAGTGCCGCTGATGTTTGGAACATGGTGTTTAACAGCAATCAACCCTGGATCCTGAGTGCCAACGGTACCATTTTCAAATACGATCAAAAGGGCATTGTGCCCGGCTTGCTGGAACGCTGGTATGCTGAACGTAAGGAAATGCAGGCCAAAAAGAAAGCAGCAACCACACCCGAAGAAATTGCATTTTGGGACAAACGACAACTGGTTAAAAAGATTAACTTGAACAGTTTGTATGGTGCTATTCTTAATCCGCATTGCAGATTCTTTGACAAGCGCATTGGACAGAGTACCACACTGACTGGTCGTGTGATTGCTAGACACATGGATGCATTTGTAAACGAATGTGTCACTGGCGAGTACAATCACGTGGGTGATGCCATCATTTACGGTGACACAGACTCGGTGTATTTTAGTGCATGGCCGGCCATTCGCGACGAAGTTGAAAGCGGACAGATGGAATGGAATCGAGAAATCTGTGTTGAACTTTACGACAACATTGCCGAACAGGTCAACAACAGCTTCCCGGCATTCATGGAACGTGCATTTCATGCTCCCAGAGACATGGGTGCCCTGATCAAGGGTGGTCGAGAACTGGTGGCATCAAAAGGTCTTTTTATTAAGAAAAAACGCTACGCAGCCTTGATTTATGACCTTGAAGGCAAACGACTAGATGTAGACGGCAAGCCAGGCAAACTCAAGGCCATGGGCTTGGACTTGAAGCGATCAGACACACCCAAGGTGGTACAAGACTTTTTAAGTGAGATCTTGCTAGATGTCTTGACCGGCGCTGAAAAAGAGCACATCTACGACAAGGTTCGCGACTTTAAATTGCTGTTCCAGGATCGCCCAGCATGGGAGAAGGGCACACCCAAACGTGTCAACAACTTGACCAAATACGGTGCACTGGAAGCCAAATCAGGCAAAGCCAACATGCCCGGACATGTGCGAGCTGCACTGAACTGGAACAATCTGCGTCGCATGCACGGTGACAACTACAGCATGGCCATTGTGGATGGCATGAAGACCATTGTGTGCAAGTTGCGAGACAACCCCATGGGTTATACCAGTGTGGGTTATCCCACTGACGAAAGTCACATCCCGCAATGGTTCAAAGAATTGCCGTTTGACGACAACAAAATGGAAGCTGGCATTGTGGATCAAAAGGTAGAAAACTTGCTGGGTGTGCTGGACTGGGACATTCCCAACCATACCGAAATCAAGACCACTTTTGACAGCTTGTTTACATGGGATTAATTTTACCATAACGGTTGTATTCTCTAAATACAATCATGTACAATACATCAACACAGGAGAACTTATGAAAGACCAACTTTTAGACATCGTACAGCACACACACGGATTGGGTGTGATTGATTTGGCCAAGGTTATTGGCACTGAAAACAGCACAGAAATTGCAGCCATTGCCGAAAACAAATCGGTTGTTGTTGATGCAAAGTTTGCAGGTGTAGTGCCTGAATTTATTGGCACGTTTGGTATGCCAAACCTGGCCAAGCTGAATACCATTTTGAACATCAACGAGTACCGCGAAGATGCTCAGTTGACCATTACCACACAGCCAGGTAAAGAGCCCGACACCACTGTGCCCAACGGCATTCACTTTGAAAACAAGACCGGTGACTTTAAAAATGATTATCGCTTCATGAGCGAGGCCATCATTAATGAAAAGGTCAAGAGCACTAGATTCAAAGGCGTCAAATGGGGCGTGGAAATTGAGCCCAGCGTACTCAGTATCCAACGCTTGAAGTTTCAAGCCAGCGCCAACAGCGATCAAGAAACATTTACAGCCAAGACCGATAAAGGCGACTTGGTGTTTTACTTTGGTGATCATAGTAGCCATGCCGGTAACTTTGTGTTTGCTACTGGAGTTAGCGGCACATTGAATCGTTCTTGGTCTTGGCCTATCAATGTTGTAATCAGTATTTTAAACTTGCCTGGTGACAAAATGTTGCGTATCAGTGACGAAGGTGCTGCACAGATCACAGTAGACTCAGGCATCGCAGTTTGGAATTACACTATCCCAGCACAGACCAAATGATTGACTACGTATCCGGCGGCGAGTTT